TGATTTCCCTCCAGCTACTAACGCCTTGGATGACGAGCTTCGCCTTCCACATGTTCACCATGTTATACTTGCACTTACCCATGCTGATGCGCTAGAGCGCGAGAGGCAGTATGCCAAGGCGCAATCAGTTGTGCAGGCCGCCAATGCAGACCTTGCGGCGATGGCCAGCTACGAACTCAGCCAGGTTGGTGGGGTAAAACAGATCACTCCGGTCAGCCTTGGCGACTTGATGACCGAAGAAATTACGGCTGCTTAACGTGGGATATTATAGCGACAACCTAGACGACCTGCTGGCGTTTGACGGCATCCGCAGTTTTGCGGGTGGTCAGGCCAGCGGTCTGCAATCAGACCTGTTGGCTGAGAACCAGGTTCGTGAATTGTCAAACATGACATTGTCACCCAAGGGAAGTCTTGAGACTAGGCGTGGTGTAAGCAGTTTTTGCACCACTGCAACCAGCCAGGAAGGCTCGATTGGTGGAATGAGGTATTATGACACGGCTGCAACTGAAAGGCTTGTAACGGTAACACAAGGTCGAGTTTATACGATTGATTCAACTGGATCTGCTGACATTCATCCGGCAGACGAAACATGGTCACAGGTCAATAGAACATGGGGATCTGAGGCCCAGAAATGGGCTGACGGATTTTCAACCGCAATAGATGCCCAAGTCAAGATGGCGCAGTTCAATGACAAGATGTACATGGCCGATGGCGATGGTGATCTTTATTATTTTGATGGTAGCATTGTCACTAGGCAGGCTGGAAAGGTTAGGGCAATCACGGTTACAACGGCTGGGTCTGGATACACCAGCGCAACGGCTATTGTCACAGGACCGCAGTGGGGCGGCACATATCCTCAGTTAATCACCACCGTTGCTGGAGGTGCTGTGACTGGAGTGACGGTTGTTGATGGCGGATCTGGGTATAGCTCCGCGCCAACTGTAACAATCATTGGAGATGGCTCTGGTGCAACCGCCACGGCAACCGTAAGCCAACCTCCAAGCAATCTTAGGCTTTTAATCAATACTGGGAATAGGTTATTTGCAGTCGGATCTGGATCGCAAAGAAATACGCTTTACGCATCCGACATTTTGGATGCTTCGGTGTGGGACTCGGCCAATAGCTCAGTCATCAACGGGGATGACGGCGATGAGATTGTGGCTATTGTTGCCTACTACCAGAACCGAATCATCGTCTTCAAGAAACGGCGCATATTCCAGGTGACAATCCCTCCGGACATGACAACGGCTGCGGATTGGACGATTGAGCTTATATCAAACAATATTGGATGTGTGGCCGAGGCTACGGCTGTACAAGTCAACTCCGACATCTTCTTCCTGTCCGATGATGGAATTAGGTCGCTGATTAGGTCTGCCGCTGACGACTTCACCTCGGTTGGATTGCCAATTTCAGAGGTTGTTAAGGATGTGATTCAATCCATCAACACAGCCAAGATTGGTGTATGCACCGCTCATTTCTACGACAACCGGTATCTGCTTGCCTTCCCCAGCGAGGCTAATGATGTTAATGATACCATCCTTGTTTACAATGCCGTACTACAGGCTTTTGAGGGAACTTGGACTCCGAATGTCATGCAGTTTGCGTTGACCAACTTCCAAGATGAAGGCGTAAGGTTGATGCTGAAAACCACCACTGGTCAAATCAACAAGTACAGCGGATACAAAACACCGGCACAGGTAACAACCGCAGACTACCAGGATGCAGGAGTAAATTACGAGTCCTATGTCCGCACCAAGGACTTTAACTTTGGCGATCCTTTCTCGGCTAAGTATGGTAGTCACTTTGAGGTTATCTTTGACGACTCCTATTCAACCGATGCATCCGTCTCAATCCAGCGTGATATTGATGTTGGTGATATTGATGTCCAGCCAAACCTAAATATATCCAGCGCAGCTTTGACCTTGCCATTTACCCTTCCAGCCGTACTTCCAACATCAGTCAAGAAAAGGCTTGCCAGCGACCTTCGGACATACGAGAAGTGGAGGTTACTTAACATCAAGATCACCAGCGCGGCCAATAAGATGGCTATCCGCCAGATCACGGCTGCTGCCAATCCTGACACCATTGAGGTGCAAAAGAGTCTATGACCGCTATGGAATATGTGGAGGCATCCGGTGTTCCAGAATCTAGGTGGCCTAATTTTAAGGAATGGTTTTCCTGGTATGAGAGAAATAATCTTGTTGGAGTAGTCAAAGATGGCGATGAGATTGTTGGAGTGGCTGTTGCTAGGGCAGTTGACGGATCGCAAGAGGTTAAGCATTATACACATAAGCCAGATGGAGATACTGCATTCGTGGACTTGACTGTGACATGTATTGATGGTAAACCTAATGCCCGTAGCCATTTGGCTATGAAACGCCTGCTGTCTATCCTTTGGGATGAACTTGGCCCCCGCAGGAGCCTAATATTCAACCGTAACGGAGTTAGGAAACAATACGATTATATGAAGTTTATGCGAAAGGCTATGGCTTAATATGGGTGGAAGTCCTAAAATTCCAGCACCTCCTCCGCCTCCCGATCCGGCGGCTGTGGCACAAGCCAACGCAGCGGCCTACAGGGAAAATGTTCAGACCTATATTGACAAGGCACCCGAAATGGCTGCGCTTGAAAACAAGCTTCGTATCCAATATATGCCCCAACAGCGTTCTTTGGAACGCCAGCTTTCTGCTCTTGACCAACAGGCGGCTGCTCTATCCAGCCTACAGATGGAACGTCAATACGGCCCACAACGCACCCTAGAGGGATTACGCCGATCCTACGAGCAAAGCCCCCAGGCGTATGCTTTGAATCGTGGGTTAGGCCAGCAGATGACCCAGCAGTTTGCGCGTCTTTATGGGGCATCGCCTTATGGTGCGGTTGAGCCTAATGTTGCCTTTGCTCCTCGCGCCATGCCTCCGCAGGATATTTATGGGACGATTGGCACCAATATTTCCAATCCATCGCTACAAGGTTAAGCATGACTTCGTACACAGACAGCAGACCAACAAGATATAGGGTTAATGAAGATGGAACAATCGACACACTTCAGGGATGGACGCAAAGAATAAATAATGGTGTTGACCAAGCTGATTTTTCAAGGTCTGCCGAAAACTTTGATAATCGGTCATCACAATATCCATATACAGATTTTAATTCTGCACAACAATCAGCAAATAAAAAACTTGGAGAAGCTGTTAAAAAATTAAGGGAAGAATACGATCAAAAGCTTTCAAAAGATATACAATATAAAGCCCTTGCTGAACAAATTGCATCTATTGCCGGAACATCGCAACCAGGACAAACCATAGCTCAACCCAATATGGCACAATCACCAGCAGTCATGGCATTGGGATCATCTGGCAATTTCGGAGCATCCGATCTTGCCAATAAATTAAACTACCAAGTATCAGATGCCCAAATCTTAAACGATTACAATACCAGCAAGCTTGGAAGTCTTAACTCCGTGGTTGATCGTGGCAATGCCCAGATTGCTGGAATCCAAGAACGCCTTAATACCGCGCAAAATTTGCTTGAACAGCTTCCTTCTGATGACGCTCGCCGTGCATCCAGCCAGGTTTATGTCAATCAGTTGAAGTCCGACCTAGCCAGCGTGCAGAGCGCGGTTACGGATGCAACACAGCAAATCAAGGATTTCAAACCCATTTCCGTTGGATCACCGGAAGCAGCCAGCCAGATCACATCTTTCCGCGAATATCTCCAGTTACCCGAAGAGCGTGCAACCCAGCAGTTGCGCCAGATTGATCCTGAGTCTTACAAGACTGCGGTTGGTCTTGGTCGTCAATATCGCCAAATGGCAACCCAGCCCCTTGGCGCAACCACCACCCAGCAAACAGAAGACCTTCGCAACACCATTGAACAGGAAGCATTGAATCAGCTTCGCCTTGGCTCGACCTTGGGAGCCGAGGAAAGGCGTGGATACGAACAGGCCATCCGTGGCGCACAAACTGCCCGTGGCAACATATTCGGTCTTGGACCGGCAGTACAGGAAGCAGCACAGATTGGTGCCGCAGGTGAACAACGCAAGCTTGCGCGTTACGGGGCGGCGCAACAATTCCTTGGTTCTGGCGAGACAACCGGAGCAGCAATGGCAAGGGATTTGGCATTGCGTGAAGGATTGCAACAAAACAGACTTGGTGCTGCTGCCAACTTTATCGGTGGCGGACCTTCGCTGTACAATCTCGGCCAAGCCCGCACTGGAGCACAGCAGGCGGCGTTCCAGAACTACATCCAAGCCAACCAAGCACTTCCTGGTCAATTCGGTCAAGCTCCAAGCACGGCACAGCCGTTTTATCAGGCGGTGGATCAGAGTATACCAGTTAGCCTTACCAATACATTTGCGAATCTTTATGGGTCGCAGGCTAATTATCTTGCCAGCACATACGGAGCGCAGGTTGGTGCGATTTCTAGGCAGCAGACAGGAGCACAACAATTTGCTGATATTGCTGGAGGTGTTGGAGGTCTTGTTGGAAAGATTGCTCCAGGAGGATTTTTATGCTGGGTTGCTCGCGAAGTTTATGGAAATGATAATCCTAAATGGCTTCAATTTAGGGAGTGGATGCTGACTAAGGCATCTGATAATCTAAGAAACTTCTATATTAAACATGGAGAGAAGATTGCAGAATCTATCCGTAATAAACCAAGGATTAAAGCTATTATCAAAAAATGGATGGATGGTAAAATTATTGAACTTAATGGAGTAATCTAATGGCTGAAGCAAGACCATTATTTCCATTTCCTTGGCAGTCCGCTCAATACGCGCAAGAAGACAGAATGCGCGCGCTTAATGAAAGGCTTGGCCAAATGCAGGAGCAACGCCTACGCATGGAAATTGATCCGAGGGCCATGCTTGAACAGCAGACAAAACAAGCTGAGGCAGCTGCAGCGCAGGGATTTAATCCTCAAGCAACACCAACAGCGCAAGCGGTTGGGCAGAGAATGCTTGGAGAAACTGTTGGATACCAGAAAGTGCCTGGAACTGAAATGCAAGTTCCTGCTGGTACTCCACCAGAGATGGTTCAAGCTCTTTTTGGAAATGCAGTCAACAACGTCCAAGGATTAAGGATGCTTGCTGATAATGAACAAGACCCAACCCGCAAGCGTATTCTTACCGGTGTAGCCGATTCAGCAGAGCAGGGATTAAAATCCAAGGCCAAGGATTTATCCGCTGCTGATTTGGCGTTTGAAAGCAACGCGAGTGCTGCATTAAGATATGCTGATGAGTTTGAGAATACCGTAAGAAAATATGGAACTTTTGAAGTTGGAAGTCCAGAAGGGTCTGCAAAGCTTGGACAACTTCCATATCAAATGGCTATTGCTTACGCCAAAATTGTTGATCCTTCCTCTGTTGCAAGAGAGGGAGAAGTTGCTGCTGCTCAAAAATATATTATTCCAACAGGTCTTTTGACAAGAAATGACACGGCACTAAACGCAATTTCAAATTTTAGAAATGACGTTCTTAATAGAACTTCTGAATACTCAAGAATTTCAGGAAGACAAGTAAACATTCCAAAACCAATCGACTATACAAAGCCACAATATCAGCAACCATCGCAACAATCATATCAGCAAACCGCACAACAAGCTCCACAAGCTCGTCCAGTTATTAGATATGTAAGGGATGCTAGTGGTAATCTTGTTCCAGCACGATAATGCCTATTGTTGACATCGAAGGAATTGGTCAGATTGACCTTCCCGATGATACCACTCCA